CGACAATCACGGCTCCGTCATCTTGGTCTTTTGGCGCAAAAGACGGAATTTCGTCTTCTAATACTTTTCTTCTAAACTCAAATCCGAAAAGATCCATGTAATTCTCCAAAAAGAAAGAGGCTAATTAGTTTAGCCCCTTCCTGAAATAATAATATGTCAAGAGGCTACCATAATATATTTATTAAGAAGATACTGGTGAAGTTGCTTGACCAAGATAGTTATTGATTGTTTCATTAGCAGGCAGCCAGTAATCATAGCTGAATGTTACGTTGAAAGTTTCGATAGCATTCTGAGAATCCCAATCAAGACCAATTGCATCAATCGAAGTTGGGAATGCACCAATAATGTCGTATTGACGAATATTTGTACCATCTTTACCATATTGAATGACACTCATGTCAGTCTTATATGAATTTTCGTTACCCGAATAAGCGGCGTCACGAACGTTTGATTCTAGACGGTTGAGAGAGTTTGACCACTTTTCAAACATTGAACGTACGAGAAAATCTTCGTCGTTCATGACAGTTACAGTCCAATCACCGAATACTCTATCTCCGGAAACTTTGATTCTACGACCAAAGTAAGGGATGTCAATATTGCCGGTAGTTGCTGCAGGGAGCTGAGCTGCCCTGCAGGTAAATCTGAACTTGTCAGCCGAACTTTGGTCAGCTCCTACACCGTCTGGAATTCTGAGATAAACCTCAAAAAGGGCCGGACGAGCACCGCCGAGTGTCAGGCCTCTCGACTTGAAGGTGCTGATATTAAATCCTGAAGCCATTGTTAGTTACTCCTTGCTGTTCTTTTTTTATTTATTAGAACTTGCCGACGACTTCTGAGAACTGCACACCCGTTCTAACAGCTATAAAATTCAACTGAATGAAGTTGATAGAGCGAGCTGGTTTGATATAGATGTCACCAATAAAGCGGTTTGAATCTACAACTTCAGGTGTGTTGTTTGTAGCGTCACAAACTACGAGGAAGTCGGTGATACCACGACGACCCTGAATGTCTCTCAAGTAAGGCTGAATGAGAGCCTTGAACTGTGCTCTTGTGAACTCATCATTGAATTCAAAGAGGAAGAACTTAGCAGCAGTAGCAATAGCTTTCTCAAGAACAATGAAGAGACGACGGACGTTAATTCTATCGAATGCAGATGGTTTAGATTGATGTGTTTTATCACCAAAAAGAACTGTACCTTGACCAGGAGCAGTTACAACTGGGTTGATACCCGCAACATAGATAGCATCTCTATCTGCTTTAGTAGGATTAAAGCGAAGTTTGACGAGATTCTTAATCTGACCACGATTATAACCAGCCGGTGACCACCAAGGATCGCGGGTATTGTCAGTGCGAACACATAGACCGGCTATATCACCGTTGAGTGGGATATAACGATATACATCATTGTAACGATCATACTGATACTTATAACCGGAATCCAAGACTGCGTAAGAAGAATCACGAACCATTCCACCCCATGCTACTAGAGCAGCGGCTTCATTTCCAACGTTTGATCTTACTACTAAGTCATCTGGAGAAATAAGAACAATACAATCTTTTCTTATTTCTACAATGTTATCGATTATGTAATTGGCGAGTTGATAGTTACCAACTTGCGAAATACCATTAACTGTAGCAGTTCCACCGCCAATTGGCTTACCCTGTAAGATAAGAGATACGTCAACTTGTTCTGCACTCTTAAATAAATCATAACCTGATGCAAGAGTAGCCAAAGTAGCAGTAGATTCAGTGTAACCATCTGAACCGTGATTAAAACTAAGACTTAATGGCAGCATATTGGTAGAATTAGTAATTTGAGCAGCGTTTGTAAGACTGGCACCAGATCTTGGATTTGTCCACCAAACATATTTGGAGCTTTCAATAATCACAGTAGGCATAAAGTTAGTAGCACCACTATTTGTGATAGCATCTGTTCCTCTTGATAGTCCACTGAAAGTTTCTAGAACTGTTCCAGGTGTACCGCTGATGTCACCATCATCATCTACAATGGCCACATGAATTTCATCTTGTGGAACGTAGCTATAACGAATATCAATTGGAGTTGCACTAGAAGTAGCAGTAGCTGCTTTATCAATCCAAATTTGTTGTGGTGTAGATACAGTATCTACATGTGTAATCTTAGAACCGGAAGGAATACCGGTACCAGAAATAGAAGCTCCAACTTTCAGACCATCTGCTATTGCAGTAGTAAGAACAGTTGTAGTAGTAAGCATGTATGATGTATCAGTTGTAGCTACACCTGTAACTGTTCCAATTTTAGCAGGTGTTGTTTGCGACTGCCATGCAGAAGATCCAGGAGCTGAACCCACAATTGAAGCAAATTCCCAACTACGTGGAATAGCATCGGAGAGAGTAACATTTGCGGCCAGTCTATAATTATTATAAAGTTCAATACTAGTGTAAGCGTGTGTAGTATTAGAAATCAATGAATTGATTTTCTTAATCTGTACATCTTGTGTACCAATCGAGGTATTACCAACTGTAATAACATCACCAACTGAAAGCTTAGCCAACATTTGAGTGGCGTATGTATTGGCATCTGCAACTGTACCGGTACCTTTATCTACTGCTAAAACTGCAATATTATTTGCAGTACTAAAAGCAAGTGAAGCTCTTGCAGTAGTAATGGCTGAATTTGTTTTAGCTGAGTTTGCTTGAATGTAAGACTTATAAGCATCTGCGCTATCACAAACTGAGATACGTAGTGAATTACCTTTGCTTCCTGGATACTTTGCAGTAAACAAGATGCCGGTATTCACAGTGGAAGTATAATTTCCATTTGTGTTATAAGTAACTAAAGAATCAAACACTGTTCTATTAGTAATAGTAGGAATAACTGCAGATTGAGCAGTATTTGCAGCTACGATACTAATACCGGCGGCGGCTGTCTTAATGCTCGTAATATCGCCGGTTGTATTACCGGCAAGAGATGTTGTAGTAGTATCGCCGACACGAACTACATACAGACTGTTTCCATAATTAAGGAAGTTTGCTGCTGTGTAGAAAGTTTCTGCGTTATTGGCGTTTGGCATACCGAAAGTTGAGACCAATTTGGTCTCTGAATCGATAAGAACACGTTGTCCGACTGGACCCCAGTTAAAGACGCCTGCAATAGCGCCTGTAGATGTAGCTACAGCTGGAATAATAGTGGTGAGGTCAATTTCTGTGACATTAACACCGGGGCTAAGCTGAAAAGGCATCTTGGTCTCCTCCCATGGAAAAAGCTAGCTTATTTTTTCTTATTATTTATAGATTTACGTTTTCGTCCGGCATCAGCCAGTTTGCCATAGGAATGGGTTGAAGTATATCTTCTATTTCGCTTCCATCGTCTATAAACCCAAATGGAGACAAATCGTTCATAACATCTTCTTCAGACTTCTCTCGAAGCTTCATTAATGTATTTATGTTCGTGTAATCTTTGAAGTATTGTTGATCTGAAAGCCAAGAAAATAACACCAAACCCATAACCATATCATCGTGGGTTCCAGATTCTGCTTCATAACTTTGACCTTTCTTAGAGAAAGTGGCCAATTCTGTAATAGTATTTTCATCATTAATTATCAATTGATTTTGTTCAATCAGAAGTTTAAGAAGTGAACAACCTACATTTTTAACTGTTTTTGTGGTACGAACACCTTTATCAACATTGGCACCAAAGCCTGTTGTGATTCTTTTTCCACCTCTACCAGCATGCTCAGTAAACAAAACGTTTTCATATTCAAAGTCATTATGAAGAGCATGGCCAACTTGTTCACCTATATCATTAATTTCTACAAGAGTAGCAGCATTATTATATGAGCGACAAACACGATTTACAACCTCGGCAAAATCCCATGGAGTAATCATATTATTTCTATAAGTGCAAACTTGATTATAAGGCATAACAGTAACATCAATGATGCTAAAGGTAGAATAATCCAAACCTTTCCCGCGAGAAACGTCTACGACTGAAACATATGCTCTATCTTTTTCAGGACTGGCAAACATCTTGAGACCGTCGAACTCATGAATTGGTCTTTGATGTACGAGTTCTTTGAGCTTCCAGCCGGAAATAAGAGTACCGGAACTACCCATGAATTCAACACAGTATTCCTGTTCAAACTTCTCGGTGTCAAAGTTCATGGCGGCAAGTGTACCCTGCTTCCAAGCTTCGTCTCTTCCGGGAACATCGTACCACATAACTTTAATAGATTTATATCCATTTCTATTATCGTTAGCACCTACCCAAGTTTTATAAAAATGGTTTAGACCGTTTGGTGTAGATACCAAAACAATCTTTGATTCAGTACCGGAAGAAATTGTAGGATAAACCGAAGTAAAGAATTCATCCCAGTTTTCAATAAAAGCTGCTTCGTCAATGAATAGTAAGTTGATAGAATAACCACGGATTGAATCTGTAGATGTTGAAGAAGCAATAACTCTTGAATCATTTTCAAGTTCAAATGATCCTTTATTCCATTCCTTAACACCCTGTTGTAACCATTTTGGAAGATGTTGATATGCAAGTTGAATACGACCAAGAATTTCTCGAGCGGTATCACCTTTATTGGCTAATAGAGCAACAGTTTTTTCTGAATGAAAAAGAATGTACCAAAGAATGAACGCACAGGTAGTAGTTGACTTACCAGCCTGACGGGCAGTGGCAATAACGTTAAATCTATTCTGCTGCATAGAAAGCAGCATTTCTTTTTGATAACTATATAAGTTAAAACTTACGAGACCGTGATCAACGTTAATGATCTTCATGTAAGTTTCAGTAAAGTAAATCGGGTCTTGAGAGCATTTTAGCCACTCTTCAACCATTTCCTGTGTAAAGTTAATATTTTGGTTAGCTCTTTTAATGAGAGCGTTACCATTATATCCTTTAGTTTGTTGTCGTGCTATTTCCATTTTTCATGTTTTCTATCATTCTTTGAAGTTCTGTTGTAGAACCAACAAAAAGATTATTAGTTATGTTTTTTGCTTCTTCATTATGAGGTTCATCTGCTAATTGAATTTCTCGTATTTTCTTTTGAAGATCTAATAGATCTTTATTAGCATCGAGTTGAACTTTCATTAGAGTAGCCAAAACTTCAAAGGCTCTTGGATGTTGGCTCTGATCTGCTATCTGAGATAACTTGTCAATTGCATGTGAATTATTTTGAATGACTTCATGAATATTTGATCTAGCCATGTTGAAGTCATTTATAGCACTATCATCATGTGCAATTGCAACTAAATCACGTATTGCATCATCTGTATGTGCTACTGGAGCCAGATTGAGGGCTTGTCCTATTGAATCATTATTAGAACTATTTGTCATGTTGTTAGTATCACTGTATTAGTTACGTAACCAAAGTCACTGGTGGCATAAATGAAGTTTGGATCAATTGATTCATCGATGTTGCTTGTAGGTTGTCCATCTGCTGTTAATCCGGGCTGTATTGTTGAGTAACTAGAAGGATCTGTATTTCCAACACTTGAAACAAGATTTCCAGAAGGAGAATAAAGAACAGTATTTGCAAACTTAATGATTGCGCCGTTCTTAACTGGACCATAGATATAACCTTTAAGTGTAAAGTCTAAAGTCCAAATAATAGCCTGACGCTCTTTAAATCCGCCATTATAAGTATCTTCTTGATTTATACTATTTAGAATAATTGGAATATCCATCGTGATGTTCATCTCTGGAATGAGATGAACTGATGTAGTCCAATCAGGAGTAAAATATGGAAGAATCTGTTCAACGATCTTAGTACCATCTTCAGCATTCTTAACATAAATATAAAGTCTGAATCCAATGTTATATGCTACTGGATTGTATTGATACTTCATAGAATTTGCATCGGTGCCAGAGATAACCGATCTTCTAATTGTATTTAGTTTTCTTGCACCATCATACGTAATATTAGTCATTTCAAATGAAATGAGTGGAAGAGTCGTAGTGGCCATTGGTCTATCAATATTAGGATCCGACACTATTCTTGAAAGCATCTTTTCTTTTGCAGCATAAGTTACTGGTACTTTTATGAGTGCTTGTCTCATACCATCTTTGTCTTCTCTGGTAATAAAAATATCATCAAAGAGAGTACCAAAAAGAGTAACATATTTTCTTAATGTTCCGAAGTAAAAGCTTTGTCTAAACATTAAAGATTTCCTTCAGAGAATGGATCCACTTGCGAGAAGTCAACAAATCCATCAGAACCGGTCATATAGTTATTGGTTCCTTGTTCTAGTGAATTATTCATAACACCGGGAAGCATTTCATCCAAATCATAATATTCTAAGACTAAGAAGTCTTCATTCTCATCTGTAAGATAGAAACCGTCCTCTGTTGCAATAGTCCAATCTAAAATATTTGTAGAATAATTTGATTGTAAAGCATCGATCTCTGGAATACCAGTATCAAAATCTTCACTTGAATATTCAAACAACTCACATGTCATTTCCCATGTTTGTAGAGCGCCGAGTTGATAAAACATTTCAAATTTATTAGTATATTTGATTTGGAAGCATTTATTGTTTAGTGGAAAGTAAATGAGATCACCTTCACGCGGGCGAGTGATTGTAGTGTAATTAGTAATTTCTTGATTAAACACTCTTTGAGAAACAGAAAACACAACTTGGTCTCTGATCTCAAGACCAAACTTTGACATAAAGCTTCCATCACCGCCAAACCCATCAACAGACTTAATATACATTTCAATTTGAAATACTTTATCATAGTAACTTTGATCATCAGCAGTTCTAAGCTGATCAAATCTACCAAAGTTACGCGGAATATAGTACATGTCTTGACCATACATCCTAATCGCTTCAATGACTAGGCTCTCAAGAAGTTCTTGCTCCTGCGAGTTTTTAAAGTTATTGAAATAAAAATTAGTAGCCATGTTAGCCTATCATATCAGTTGCAGGAAGGCTGTAGCTATAAATCATTTCTTTTTCTAAAGTGGCTCTCTCATCTGTAGCTTCATCATATACTTTCTGGCCATTGAAGACAATACCACCTGGAAGTTGCATGTTTCCAAACTTCTTGAGGTTACTTCCCCATTGCTGTTTAATAAGACACTCGGCGTATCTAGCTAACCAACGATCACCCCATGCTTTGGTAAATGTATCTGGATTCACTACTTCATATGCTTCAACAATGATATAATCACCTATTGAAACAATGTTCCAGTCCATATCAACATAAAGTCTATTGATATGTCTATTATAACGAATTGGTTGCTGTCCAACTAACATTTGTTCTAAGAATTGCACATGAGTAAGCGCCATGTAATATGGAACCATTGACACAGAAGTCAATGTGTATAGATCATTTAGCGCAATTTGGTATCTAATGTTGAATAGATTGTTTGTATTAAGAGATTGACCAATTGGAAATAAACTGACTGCACCAATGACATTATCTGGCATTGTGATGTATTTGTTATCTTTATCAGTTTGTGTGATTAGATGCTTATAATAGATCTTATTAGAGCCATCAAAGTGATAATCCCAATAATAGCGAAGAGCCTCATCAATACGATCTTCCACTTGTTCATCATCTACGTTGATTTCAATGACCGGCTTACCCAACTTGCGTAGGCAATATTCTTTAAACTGTGTTCTTGATGCTGGAACGGCCATCTAATTAGTAACCTCTTTTGTTTTTATTTATAAAGACCAATTTCAATTTTTAGTTCCAGTTTATGAAGATTGCACTCTGATCGATAACTAAATTAAATTTAGTTGCCATTTTACTTTACTTTATTAATATTTAATTACTAGTACGTAACTGTTTGCAGATACATCTATATTTAGTTCTGTATTGGCATGATAGAAAATAGGGTTGTTTAATTCAATTGAGATCTCATTAACACTTACATCACCCATTGCATTGAAGATAGTGATACCGTTTGTATTATCTGATATACTATATGTATTAAGACCTGCAATTGATGTTACATCAATGTTTACACCATTGATTGGATTAATAGCTACCCACTCTGTGCCATTATCGTAGGAATTATAACTTATGGGTGAACCTTTAAACGAACTTAAATCATAAAGATGCCCTACTTTATCCAATACAATCTGTTCCTCAGTATTGGTATTATAGGCATATCCAGAACCAGCAATTAATAAGCAGCACTGATTATATGAACCAGTTGGCAGATTAGGATTGATAAATTCTTTATTTGGTTCACCGTACCCAATACAGAAAATTACATCTCTACCTGGTTTACTTACCATCGTATGATCTGGAATTTTAATGATGTTTTCTTCAAATGCAATTTGACCGTCTTTGTATGTAACCGTATGATTTAAAGGTGCTTCATCGGCCTCAATCCAAAAGAGAGGTTCAGCAATTTCAAATGGCTGTTGGGTTATGTCACAAATTCTATTTTGTTCATTTGGTGATATTAAATAAAACACAATATTAACTCCAACTTATTGTTACAGCACCAGGCGCACCTGAGCCACCATGTGTATTAATAACAGTACCATCAGTTGTATATGCCCCTCCTGCTCCTACTGTTACTGAAATGGTACTTCCAACAGTCAAACTACCGATCAAAAATGTTTTTCTAGCAAAACCTCCACCACCACCGCCAACAGCAAAAGATGAACCTCCATATTTAGGATCATTAAAAGAAGCACCCGTTCCGCCACCACCATATGCATTACCTGTATAGCCATTTCTATTAGGATAATTGTCTGTGCTTCCAGAAAGGATTCTTGTTGCACCACCACCATATGCTGTACCACCACCAGCACCACCGTAAGAATATCCTATATAAATTGACATATTATATTCAGCATATCCAGACCCACCACTTAGGTTAATATCGCCACCTGTTCCATTACCTCCGGCATTTACCGATGAAGGTAAATAAAATCCGCCCGCTGGGTCATAGGTGTATACAGTACCTGCACCACCAGTCGCTGATAAATAAGAACCAAAACTTGAGGTGCCCCCCGAAGGGTCGGTTCTTGCATAGGTTGCTCCAAACACTGAAACAGCTCCAGGAGCGCCACCGCCCCATACATTAACAGTAAGGGTATTAAATGCTGGAACAATAAAATTCGAAATTCCAGGAGTGGTATAGTTTTGCGAACCAGCCGTAACTGGAGGAGCATTAGATTTACCAAAACCATTAGACATGGAAATTTGGCCTGATGGAACTGCAAACAGTGTTCTTAAAGCAGCATCATTAAATGATCTCTGTGTGTTACCCGCAACTCCAAGTTCAATATTAACTTGATTGATACTAATTGGGCCGGAAGCTGGAAGAGTCATTACTTATTCTCCAGTTCTTCCACTCTAGCTTTAAGTTCTTTAATTGCTTCAATTAAAAGTGGTACAATCTTTTCATATTGAACAGTCATATATTCTTCACCGGATTTCGAGACTACTTCTTCGCCTCTCAATTCACTATCAAATGGTGCACGAACTACAACTTCTGGAAGAATTTCTTTAATCTCTTGGGCAATAACACCGACCTGTCTAGATTTATTAGTGTAGCCAAATGAAGCTGCAAGATCGTTGCTATTGAAAGTTACACCTGAAATCTTATTGACTTTATCCAAAGCATCGGGAATAACTTCAATATTTTCTTTAAGACGCCTATCAGAGTAATAAGCCGTGATGTTACCGGTTGCAGCAATTGCACCATCGCCAATTGCAGCTTGATTAACTCCAACACCAAGACCTCTACATTTGAAGTATGCTAAACCATTACCAGCTGACCAGCCGCCTACTGCAAATTGGTTGTCAGAGTCTAAACCAAAATAAGCAGCATAAATTGCAGGCTTATGGAATGTCATGAAAGCTGCACCTGCACCTGCACTTCTAATTTCTACACCACCTGTATATGTAGTACTTGATGTAGCAATAGACTGTACACCGACTGGATCGCTGTTCATTCCACCGCATGCATTAAGCTTTCCGGTCATTGTATCACCAGTTTTTGCAACTGCATAAGTTGAAAAATTTCCAGTAGTCAACCCATTTGTAGCAGTAGCAGCATTACCATCAATGTTTACACCGGTAAGAGTCTGAGCAGCACTGGCACGATTAAGAGTTAATGCGGTTGTACCAATAAAGTAAGTGTTGGTTTTACCTTGATAGTTTGGACCATCAACACCATTGAGCTGTAAAGCATTTGAAGCAATTGCATTAACATGCGTAGCATTTACAGAAGTACCACCGGCGATTGAAATCGTGGTGGCATTCATAAATGAAGAACCAACTTTGATGGTATTCATGAAGGTTGCGTTTGCGTTTACCTTCAATCCGGCTTGTACGATAAAATCTGACTTAGTTGCCATGAGTTCCCTTCCCTCCGTCTGGCTTTATTGTTTATCTAGGCCATTCAAAACTAAGTGCAGCTAAATCTTCTATAGAAGTGCATGCTTCAATACTGGCTTCGTATTCTGTGCATTTTGTAATAACAGCCGCTCTATATTGGGCGGTTGGTTCATCAATTTGAATTTCTCTTTCCAATTTTCTAATAACTTTCCAATCACTTGGAGCAAGAAGACTATTGGTTGTATTTTTCAATTCACTTTTAATTCTTATTTTAACTTCACTTAAATCTTTTGGTGTAGCGGTGTAGCTTCCATCAGAATTAGAATCTACCCAGAAGAATCTGTCATCTGGACGAATTTGTTCTACTATTTCTCGAATACCAATTGCTAATCTTTCTTCTGAAGAAGAAGCGGTAAGCCAATTAGCAGGATACTGAACGCCATCATGATCAAATGCTTGATTCGGTGTGATCGTTCTGCCATTAAGTAGAAACATAATTGAACCTCTTGTTTTTTCTATTTATCAGCGAGCTAAACTGTATTTAAATGGAGACTCGGCAAATGCTGCGTAAATAATTGTTTCACCCGAACCGTTAAGACCTGAGGTGGCCGCCCTTGCTTTGAATCCATTTGACAAAATATCAAGAGCGCCGCCGGTAAATTCTGTATCAGTCAAACTTGGATATAATGATTGAGTAGCGGCGTTATAAGTATTTCTAGATGTGTCTCGTATAAACCAGTTACCAGCCACGCTTGTACTTTTAAACATAATAAATCTTGGTCTAAAACCACAATACACAAACGTGCCATCAGCTGAACCATTACCCGTGTAACTTCCAAACTTGGAATAACCGGGCACTGCGGCCCAACAATAAGCAATGTAGTTTACTCCGCTGGTATTAACTCCAGAATAAGAACTAATGATACCAAATGTAGTAGATGTTGGATTTGATGCACCCCAATAGTTGGCTATATTGTTACTTGCATTAGTTAAATTTAAATATGTTGTGTAATTAATACCCAAAGAAACATGATAAGTTTGCCAATCTACACTATTAGTTCTGCCTTTAACTATAATAAAAGAAGGTGCAACGCCAAGACCGTGACCAACAGTAGCGGTAGTAGCATTACCAATATAATTTACAATGCTAAACCCGGCAGACTGGTTCACGCTAACAGTGCTGGTGATTGATCCACTGGTATTAGTAGAAATAGAACCAGCTTTCCATGCCCAAAGTGCATGACTCTGAGTGGCACCATTAACATTGGTGCTATTACCATCGAAGCCAATTCCAAATTTGTCAACTCTTCCAATACCAACTGGCGTTTCTATTTCACCGGAGTTAGAAGTTAAAGCTAAACCAAAGCCTCTGACCGAATCAGCTAGGCGATTTGCTGAACCGGCAAGTGTTCTATTCTTAATCCAAAGAAGATCGGGTATAGAGCCGGTGCCATCGCCCCACCAGAACGTAGAAGCTTTAGTGAAGTTATACGTATTGATGCTCTTATAGCCGGTTGGTGGAGTATATGAGAATGGACGCTGACCAAAGTTGTAGTATCCAGTCGATGCAGCATTACCGCCTGATTGAGAAACACAAGTAAATTGACCAGTTTGAGTGAATGAAATTGGTCCTTGATTTACGCTATCTTTATAGAATGTGACTGTTTTTGCATCAATATCAAGTGCTACGCCAATAATACTACCGGTAGTATAAGCAGATCCATATGATGTATTTACACCATTGATTTCTTTGGTTCCGTTTAATCGATAATAAAGTAATAAGCCATCACAAATAATACCAACATATCTTTGTGCAGCAGTACTGGCACTGGTTGGTGTAACTTCCCAATACCATTTACCAGAAGTAAGATTAAAGTTACCAAATACTGCCCCGGCTGCACCAGTATCGAATGTTAAAAGTGCATCGGTTATGGTCGCAGTATCACTTGGATATTGACTCAGTGTAGCAAAGTTTCCTCTAATGCCTGATCCATCATCATAATCACATGGGGAATCGGTCATACTATCATAGGAAGCATTTGATGCTACAGAAATTCCACTCGGTGTCCAGTTGTTTAGATTTCCTGATTCATCGTAACAAAGTGTTGTGGTGCTGGTAGCATCTCCAAAAGTTAAACGCCAGCCGGCTGGACCATAGATTCCTTGATAAGAGAGTGGAACCCAGATATTATCTATATTATATTGACCAAATGATTCCGGAACTATGCTATTACCATCGATGAAATGAAAGTCGGCAAGGTAACCATTGAAATGACTATATGCTGCGTTCGCATACCCATCCGGGGGTAGGCGTCCAATGTATCTAGTTAAACTTGAATTAAATCTCGTAGCATAATTCTGTGAATAGTAAGTTACTGTAGTGAAGTTAGTAAGTCTCTTACCATTTACATAAATCTTAACTCGATCGGCCTCAGCTGCCAGAGTGGTATCACATGACACAACTATATGATACCAATTATCACTATTAAAATTATACTTTGCAACAATATTAAGTGGATTGTTGTTGCTATTAGTTCTATCCCAAATGTTAATTTGATCAGTGTATACTCTTAGAGCAGCATAAGTTTCATAGACTGCATTTTGAATAGCACCGGAACTATAGATGGCACCACCGGTTGTTGGTTTTACCCAGAAACTCATTCCCCACTTAGTAGGTGTAGCACCGGCTAATGCAGCGCGAGTAAGATATGAAGTGTTTCTAAATCTTAAAGACTTAGAAACGGTAGATGAATCTTTTCTATCTCTTTTAGGAAGAGAACCGTACTTTAAAAATTTAGAACCTGTGCCGGTATAAGTGTAAGCATTGAAATAACTTCTAGCTTGAGTTGCGTTTGTAGCACCAATAGTTGGTATCGGAAGATTACCAGTATGAAGTGCTTTATGTCCAGCTGGAGGAGTGTAAGTAAATGGGCGCTGACCAAAGTTGGTGAATGTATTTACACCATTTCCGGCAGTTACTCTAAAAATATATTCGGCGCCAGCAGTTGTAGTTCCATTAGCAACTGGTAAATTTTTTCTATAAGTCGCCCAAGTGCCGGCGTCAAGATTTAATGCTATTGCTAAAACATCATCGCCAGAAGTTGGAGCAATTTCAATTGGTGCTGCTGAACTTAAAGCTTGTGATGTAGGCAGTGCATCTAGAGAAGTGTTATATCCGCCATGCCCGCCAGCCGTGCATGTCATCTCAACATACCATTTACCGGATGACACGGCTATAGTAGAACGATAACCAGCCCAAGTGCTATAAGCATATGCAAGATTTAGATTTCCGCCGGTTAATAATCTGCCAGTCCCAGGATTACCGGTGCCTTTATCATAATTTAATGGATTCCATGTAGCATAGTTCCCACGGCCATTATTGCCATCTGCGTAAGGTGTTGGTACATCGAACATACTATCATAAGTGATACCAGAAGTTACACTAATATTAGTAGGTGTAAAGTTGTTACCATTACCGGATGCATCTAAACCAATGCCATCTTGATAAAGTATTAATGATTCTATAAAACCACGGCCGTTTGTTCCGAAGCCATCGATGTTGATTTTAACATAACGCGCTTTGACATTGAGATTACCGGAGAAATTAGTGCTCGTGGTATTAACTGCAAGTGCTTGTGCTACTTTATATGTAACATCATCTTCGCTATAAAGAATTCTACTATTTGTTGTAGATGCACCGCTAAAATATAATCCACCGGCAAAGAATCTGGTAATCTGTTGAACCGATCCAAGATCGTATTTGATTACATCAAAATTTGAACCGGTGGTAACATTTGTACTTACAACCGAAGTATCAATAGCTTTAGCAAAATCAGCAGAAGAACCAGATGCAAGACCAGGAGCACCAACCGAAGCCGTTGCTGAAAGCTGAAGTTCAGTAGAAAGTGAAGCAGTGTTAAAGTTTAATCTGAAGCCGTTATTACCATAACTTCCTTGGTATCTTTTTGGCTTCCATACGCCGGTAGCTAAATCATATTCACCAAAAGAAGATGCGGGTAAAGCTTGACCATCTATTGCATTTAATTCTGCAATGTATCCATCAAATTGTTGTACACCTTCACCATTTGCAAAATCATTTCCTATTCTGTTATCCCAAATTGTATTTGCTGTAGTTGGGGCTATGAATAATGCTGCCACATTCTGGCTGTTTAAAGGTGCGACTGTTCCATTTAAAGTTTGAAGCACTCCATTTACGTATAGTTTAATTCTATCTGTAGCGGTTGCTAATGTAGTATCTACTGTGACAACAATATGATACCAAGCACTGGTATCTCTAAATACAGCAGTCGTAATAAGATTTAAAATAAATGTTCCGGCATTATTACCAAAAATAACAATTTGATCAGATGAGTTAAAGTTTATTTGCCATCTATTATCAGCATTATAACAATTAGTAATAATATGTTGAATTGAACTAATAGCACCTCTTTTAACCCATGCTGAATAAGTTTTTTTATAATAGCTTGTATCAGCGGGTGTAATTAAAGCTTTTGATAATTTACTAAAATATCCGGATGCACTTGCGCGAAGACGTACGGACTTTTCAATGCGATACTGCTGACCGCCACCCGCGCCTAGAAAACTCGAGATGACTTCATTTGGTAAAGACATGATTATCCAATATTGTTAATTAATTGAGCAGTAATGCTTGAAGAAGTTCTTACGGTATAGACTAATGCATCAACAGTACTTGCGGTGGTAGATAATGCCGGTGCCAGTCCTCCTGGAAATTTCCAGTTAGATGCAAATGTCATTGCACGTCCACCGGTTGAATCTTGAGTGATATAGATGATACCAGATTGTCCTGGAACTGCATTAGTTGGATTGTCTAAGTTTCTATTACCGGCTACAGTTACAGAGAAGTTATTGTAAGTTGCCAAATTGGTTGCAACGTTTGCACCATCTGTGAGTGTGCCTATTGCGCCGGCTGAAGAACCAGAAACGTAGAACTTAAGTGAGGTAACACCACCACCGATACCAACGTTACCATTTGCATATGCAATAAGTACATTGGCTCCCGCGGGTGCGAGCGCAATGTGTCCGCCGGTGTTTGTAGCTAATACCATCGGTGTAGATGCTACAGTCTCATAAATCGTGTAGGTCTCAGAACCTTTTAATCGAAGAGTGTTTGCATACGTATAGTTAGATGCGTCCGTGACTACAACGGAACCATTAGTTGCCGGAAAAGTGATGTTTGTAATTCCAGCAACGCTGGCTACGTCTATATTAATGTAGCCTGAAACCGCTGCATTTAACTTAAGTGGCATCTACTTACTCCAGTTTTTATTATTTAGTCTATATTCGGCTTAGGAATATTATCTTTTACGTTCTGAATGTATTCTTTCCAACCATCTATTCCTTTATCAAATATAATGGCAAGTTGTTCTTCAGCAGAAGGATAGTGTGATTGTCTCTTCATGCGATAATCATCTGTAGCAGAAAGAGATGCATACTTATATACTATTTCTAATTCTTCTTTAGTTGGTTTTGGATAGAATAAATCTTCCCAGATAAGATCTTCATATGTCCACCCACCTTCTGGTATAGGATTATTTGGAAGTCTCCATTTAGCCTGCGGAAGTATAAACATAAGTGCATTTATATAATTCATTATGCGCCTCCTCCAACATTTTCATTATAGTAATAAATTACAACCATACCATTAGCACCATCTGAACCTTCCATTCCACCATGCGCAAAGTTTGCAGTGCCATTAACATTTAAATCTGGATCTTCAAAGAATGGAGGAATGTGATTCATACCAGTATATGTTTGGGCCATAAGAACGCTAGAATGAATGAAACCTGAACCACCGCCGCCACTACCCATTGATGAACCGGTAGATGGAGATGTATAATAATTACCGGAACCACCGCCATAATAACCGCCACCGCCGCCTGCGCCATATGGTCCAGCATATTGTTGAGTTCCACCTTTATCTTTTATGCCAGCTTGAGATGGAGTTATATTACCCAAACCTCCAGCACCACCGGCAGACTGTGTTCCACCTTTACCCTGTGGTACCATACCATTAGCACCACCATAAAGACCTATTGCTGCAGTTCCATATTGTCCAGCAGCTGTATCTGACATTGTACCAGATTGACCAACTAATCCCCCGCCCGCGCCGCCTGTATTAAATCCAAAAGCAGTGGTTGCACCACCGCCACCACCACCACCGGCATACATACATGGAGTTGCAGCAATTGAAGGAACTATAATACTTGAAGAACCACCGCCGGAACCACAATATCTATCATCATACACAGTAGTTTGTGTAGCTCCTCCATCGGGCCAACCAAAATGCAAACCAGCGTGGGCTTTACCAGCACCACCCGGTCTAATTGTAATTGATTGTCCTGCGGTCACCGGAATAAGGCCGTGTGAAAATCCACCGGCTCCACCTTCACCACCGTTTCTCCAACCACCATACGATCCACCACCACCGCCGGCACCCCACATCTTAACAAAGATATAACTTATGCCAGATGGCACTACCCAAGCATTTGAAGCACCGTTATAGTATTGTAGTCTTCCAGTATAAGTAACCGGTGTAATAATACCATTATCAGATTTAAAGGTGTATCCAAAAGCTTTGAATAGTTGCCTATCAACCGAAAGACTAATACCCAAGTTACCGTCGGTAGAAGTCATATTATTAAGCGTGAAATTTGAAGTAAATGTTACTGTATTAGTAAAGACTGCAGGTCCACCGACTGTAAATTTAACATTAGTAGTAGTAGCACCAATTGCAACGTTACCGCTGCTGTCAATGATGACACCATTACCCCATGCAGAACCAGTATTGTATTGAATTAAAGTCTTCGAAGATGACGACATAATTCGTCCGGTGGCCGCAGATGAGTTTGAGATCTGAACCGCACCATTGACGTTTACGTTATTTGATACTCTAACACTACCAAAAGCATCGGTCTCAAGATTAACTGAGACTGATGTTGGGTGTTGTATGTTATACGTTTTAATAGTCGACATCTATTATACCTTATTTGGAAGGTGAAACTAGAGCTGGCTTTGGTTTATTACCTTTAGCTAGCCATTCCAAGTATTCTTCATAATCTTTATTTCCTCTTTCCATGTGAATATGCATATTATCACTGAGGCGAAGTATGAAATTAATTTTTTGTAGTGTTTTTGACCCGGGTTGAATAACTGCAATTTCTTGATACATCTTTAATCTCTTTCTTATAATTCCGCGTCTGCAGCCCAACCACCATAGAATATTCTTGCACCGGCTGACCAATTTAAATAACCCCCAGTATTAATAGAAGGACTTGTAGCGTATGGCTGATTGAGCATCAAGACACAAAACTGTGTTTGTGTTAAAGTCTGCAAAGTTGTTAAGTATGCACTAGCCCAACCAACGGCTGGATCATAAACTTCCCATGAACCATCTTTTGTAGTACCCACAGCATAACCGGGTGAATTATAGCCAGCCGTGCCCGGTGTTGATAGTTTTGTTCTAAAGTAAGTCATGTTTGGTCTTATTCTCATTGTTACTGGGAAATTCATACTAGAAGCGTAACCAGCGCCCGCAGTCCACGCATTTAAAGTTCCAGAAACATATAGGTTTGAGCTGTTAATATCACCGCCGTTCTCCAAATAAGCGTCTGGTCCAGCCGATTTTGAGTAGTATCTTTGACATGCTTGAAGTTGCATTTGATATGAAAGTCGCTCAAAAGGAGTGGCATTTGATCCGATTTCTAACTGAACATCTGTGATGTCAACGTAGTTATTAGAATCGCCCGTTCCGGTTAAATTTCTTGGATTAATGGTGACTGCAATTTCATTAACGTTAGATGCGATATTAAAGGTTCTTGTAAATGTGGTAAAACCAGATGTAGTAATCTGGGAGTTGGTAATTTCAGTGCCAAACATTTGTTGGTAACCGGCCCAAGTGCCGGTTACCATTTTTGAAGATCCTTCATCAACAGCAGTTCCAGTCCAAATTTGTGGAGAAACTGTACCGATAAATGTTGAACCTTTACGAAGTTTAAA